TGCGGGCAGATACATCACCGCGTCTCCAGTTACTGGTGTGCTCGGACTCGCTCCGTAGAGCGCGTGCGCTGCCGCGACTGCCAAGGCGGGAGTTGCTCCCGTCGCGTTGAACACCAACAGGGAGGCCGCCGTTGAGCTGAACCAAACTTCCCGTGTGTTGGTGTCAGTTCCGCACACCGTAGGAGTCGTCGTGGTGTTAATCAGAGTACCGATGAATTTTGTCGTTGTTGCCATTGTTTAGCCCGGGGTTGGATAGGTGTAGCTGACGACGACAGTCGCGGCGGATTGTGATTTAACCCAAGCCGTGCTCAGGTCAACGGCCAAAAGTGTCACGACATTGTTCGTCGTGATGAGCATTGGAGAACTACCCATCGCCGTCGATGCCGCTCCTTCAGTCGTGTAACCAAACACCATGTAGACCGCACCAGCAGAAGTAAGTTGGATGGTGCGCGGATTCGTGTCGGTCAGACTGAGCGGGCGCGCAAGTCCAGAGTTGACATTCGCGACGATGTAGTAGGCGTTCGTGGGCATAGTTAGGCAATCTGTGAATGGGTAAATGCGTTAGCGCGTGACCTCTGGCGTAATGGTGTACGAGCCTTCGACTTCGCGAATCACGGTAGCACCGACATAAGCCTCGACATCGAACACGCCGCAGCTGGGTGCCGTGAGCGCTGCGGTCTGCGATGCAGTTAACGACAGCGTGATGGTGCTATTGGGTGCAAGGTATGTGATGGCAGCAGTAAAGGTGATAGCGATAGTTCCGCTTGCGTGAGAGGTGCGACCCTGAGCGCGCGCAAGGTACGAACTAAGGTTCGTGTTTTCGATGGTAAACGACTTCTCGAAGGTTGCGCCCTGCTCTATCACGATGTCTTCGTTTGCAGCCATCAGCAGACTCCATCGATTGCTTGGGTGTTGATGATCAGGTAGACGATTCCGCCGTTCGTCTTGTTGTGCGGCACGCAGAGCACGAATGTGCCGACAGGGATGTGCGTCGCGCCGAATCCGGCGGGTAGGTGCGTCTTGAGGATGCCGTACGAGTAGTAGCCAACAAGCGGGTTCGTGCCGTTGCTCAATTCGCTCACGCTCAGCGCGTCGTAGGTCAGTCCGCTGTAGCCGCTGTTGGTCGGCGTGTACGGCGATGATCCGCCCACATACGCTTCGCGCACGATGTAGTTGTACCGAGCGTCGCTGCCTGTGATGAGCGTCCACGCGGTCACTTCCATCAACTTCGTGTTGAGTTTCTCGTACTGCGGTGCCTGCGTTGCGACGCGGCGGATATCCGTCTGGAATCGCTTGGTGTCGATGGCGCTTGACTTCATGCCCAGTACCCCTTCTCGATGAGGTTCTTCAACACGGCATCGCTAGAGTAGATCGCGTTGAAGTCGGCAGTCAATCGAGTCATGCGCTTCCACTTGACCTCGCTGGGTCCAGTGGATCCCTGCAACGGGCGACCAGTTGGCTCGCAGGTTGGCACCTGTTCATGATGCGCCCAGAAGTCATACAAGAACTCGAAGATCACTTCGTAGTACTCGGTTCCTGCGCCCGTCTTGCTGACGCTCACGCCTTCGCAAAGCACGGTGCCGATCGGCGCGCCCATGAAGATCGATGAGTTCAATCGGCCCATGTAGTTTGCCAGCGTGGTCGCCTGCAGCATGGATGTCACCGACGAGTCTTGAGTAGCGCGCACGCGGATCGATATCTGCGGCACCATAGTGTCAACTGCCGTCGAACCGCCGACCATGTTGGTCCCGCCGATGTCGGCGCTAATGTCGGCACCCGTAGGCGGCGGAACCGACCAACCGTTGCGGTAGATCTTGCTCGTGCGCTGGCGAGCCGTGTACTCGCTCATGGCGGGTAGTTGGTATTTGATGGTGCCCGTCGATGTCGGATCGACGAAGTACATCGTCGAGAAGTGCATCGATACTTTGATTAACTTGCCCGACACTTGCGAGAGTGTGTAACTGCGGCAGTTGCAGAACTGCTCCCACGAATATCCCGCCACTGTGCCCCAACTTGCTTCGCGTGCGGTGAACACCTTGTCGGTGATCATCTGCTCGGCTTCCGAGGTAATGTCAATCGTCGCGCCGTCGGTGCGGTACACCGTGCACACGACATCGATGGTGCTCTCGCTGCCGTACATGCCAGCGTTGGATGTTTTTGAGGTGATGTCGCGCTGATACGCGCCGAAGACTGTGCTCATTTGTTCATCCCAACGAGTTGCGCGAGTTGGCTCGCTAGGCCGCCAAACCACGCTTCCATGTCTTCCTTCGCGATCTTCTCGGTGAGGAACTGCTCATCGATCGCTCGCTGAATGCCAGGCGCGTTCGCTTCGCTCGCGCCGGCAAGATCACCCTCAAGCGATGCCGTCTGAAAAGACTTGCCGTTAAGCAGCGCGCTTAGCCATGCTGAAGTTTGCTGCGCCTCCATCGCCAACTGACTACTGAAAGACATCGAGGTGTCTTCACCTGGCTGCGGTGCGCTCGCGGCTACCCATGCTTTCGACATTCCCATGTTTTCATTCTTCGCGTCCTGCGCGCTCTTTTCCATGCGTGCGAGCCGCTCGAGCAGCACGGAGTTGGTGGCCATCGTCTGACCCTTGCCGCCTTTGAAGTCCTCGAGCGCAGCGTTTGCGCCCTTCGTGCTCTCGGCAAACATGTCGATCACAGAATTCGCCGCAAGCAGCGCCGCGCCTGCGCCGCCGATGGCCATGCCAAACGGCCCGAGCGCCATCGCCATCGCGCCCAGTGGACCGCCGCCGAGCATCGCGTTGCCGCCTGCAATCAACGACTTGCCGCCAGCGCCCATGCCGCCGCCGCCGCCGCCCATGCCTGCGTTGATCTTGCTGACCTTTGCGGCGCTTGCCGCGACATCGCGCTCGACCTTCGCGAGCGCAGGACCGACATCCTTGGTGACGATCGTGATCGGGATCTTTAGATTAGGGATCGCGCTCATGCGGCTCTCTTCTGCGCGTCGTCGATCGCGCTGGCAATTGCGTCGAGGAGAACAGTTTGCACGAGTCCGCGACCGACTCCAGCTGCGCGGAACAGGTAGTGGCGAGCGTACTGAGTTTGCAGCGTTCCGCCGCGACCGCGTAGTCCGCGCTTCCATCCGCGACCGCCGCCGGTCGAGCCGCCTTTGCTCACAGTGACAGCGCGCTCGGTGATGGTGCGCTTGTGCACCTTGCCGTTGCGCGTAGCGAGGAGCGTCTTCTTCGCGCCGTTTCCTGCGGCGACCTGCGTGTTGCGCACAATCACCTTGACCCGTTCAGAGTTGCCGCTGAGTCCCCGAGGCCAGGCGCGCCATCCGACCTCGAAGAAGTGCGACTTCCATCCGACGAACGGCGAGTAGCGACCGAGCCGCGACTTCGGGTCGTTGCGCACTTTCTCAGTCTTCACGCCGACACCCGCCCACACGGCTCGCTTGTAACTCTTGACCTTCAGAGTGATCTGCCGACGCGTGCGCTCGCTTGAAGGATGCGTGAAACCCTTCGCTGCGCGCACAACGAGGCGACCCCACTTGCGTAGAGCATCCTTCGCAATGCGGTCGGCGATCTTCTTCTCGAGTGACTGCAGCATTTTGCTGACGCGCTTAAGCGATGCAGGATCAATCGATGCGACGATGTAGCCGCTACCGCTTCGCCTTCCCGGCGAGTTTGTCAAGTTGCTCGCGTATGCCGCGCCAGTTGGGTATTTCGAGCGTCGCATTGATGATCGCTATCGAGATGCTGTCGAGATCGGTGCTCAGATACTTGACGGCCTCGCGCAGCACCGTGCGCTGGGCCTCACTCAGTCCCGGCCTTCCTCGTAGAGTTGTTCGCACCGCTTACCGATTTCAATGATGAGCGCAGCGTCCATCGCAAGCGCGTCGTCGATGCTGCCGAGCACCTGGCATCCGTCTTGGTAGAGATGCGTGAACGCAAGGAACGCGTAGATGTGATGCGGTCGATCCTTGCTGACCTGCAGCAACTCGAGCAGGTCGAGCGCGCTGGGTCGGCGCAGCGTGCACGGCACACCGCCGAGCGCGTATGGCACATGCTTGAGCGTGAGGATGTCGCGGATGCTGCTCATACTATGGTGATAGCGCCGTTGATTTGAAACGAACAGGTACAGCGAACGACCTGACCAGCGCTTGTGGTGAAGTCTGCACCAGTGCAATAGGCAGTCGTGGTGATGGTCTGCCCTGCTTTAAGCGTAAGCACAAGCGCCCCCGCCACACTTGCCCCAGTTAAGGCAGTCAAGATGCCCGATTGACCCGCTGAGCCGCTGTCATAAAAAAGATCGACCGAAGCAGTGCCAGTTTGCACACCCGCGATGTATGTGTCGATGGTGTCACCGATGCCAGTGATTCCTTGCGTCGGTCGCGTAATTTGGAGGGACGCAGTACCGACACCCACCACTGAGGTGCCGCCGAACGAGAATGATGAAAGTGCGCCGCTGATAGCCATAGTGTTTAACCTCGGTAGTAGATGTCGATCTCGCACGCGACTTCGGCAGGCATCTGCTCATCGCCGTCGCCAGCCGCGGGGGGTTCAACGGTGTATCCGTTCCATTGCACGCTCTCAAAGGTGAGCGAACTAAATGTACCCGTGACGCAAACTGCTTTGACATACGGGATCAGATCGAGCGCGCCCTGCGTGGTCACTGCAATGATGCGGATCGTGACGGATGCCATCAGCAGCGGCGAAGATCCAATCGATTGCACTTCCTCTTGCGTCACCTCGTAGGTGATCGCAGGTAGCTCCGTGTCCTGCAGGCGATAGCCGTGCGTGATGTTTGCGTCGGCAACCGCCACCATGACGATGAGCATCGTTCGCACTGAGGCTTGAATGGTGATCGGTGCTGGCATCAGTTCACCTCAGTGCATTGGATGATGGCGACTCGGTCGGCCTCATCGAGGTTCTGGATGAAGTTGATCTTCAGCGTGCGGTTGCGGATGACAAGGCGATCGACCTCGGTCAACCCAGCGCCCTGCACTGCTTGCCATCGAGCGCGCACCTGCACGCTGCGCACGACGGCCACGCCATCGCCGTAGCCTTGCTCGCTCGCGCTGTCCTCGCGCATGTCGGCGCGGAAGGTCGCGCCCGTTGTCCAAGTCGTGCCGCGCATACCGAGCGCGTCGAGCGTGGTTGACGGGGTCTGCACCGTTGCGACATGCTTGAGTCGTCCACCGCTGATCATCGGAGGTTACTCCGTGTCGAGATGTTGGCGAGGATGTACTCGACCGACAGCGGGACCGTCTGCAGGCTGATCGGTTGGATGCTCTCGGGGTTGTTGTACCAGCCTCCGACCAACGCGATGATCGCGTGCGTCAGCTCGTTGGGCACGCTCGAGTAACCCGCAGAGTAGGTCACCGTGATCGCGGTCCCCTCGTAGATGCCAGGGTAATCGAGGAAGCGCAGCACTGGCATCGGCCCGTCGGTGAGGTCAACCCAGTAGTCGGTGGCCGGCATCGTGGTGGTGACATTCAAATTGTTTGTGTAGACGACGCTCGTGAGCGACGAGTACGGGTACGCGGGTAGCAGAGTATCCGTGAATCGTGCGATGTAGAGCGTCGATGTCTGCGGTGACAGCAACAACTGGGTGCGTCGCTCAACCAATGAGATCGCCGCCTCGCGCAAACGAACGATGTCAGTGTCATCGTCGTCGTAGTCGATCTTGAGCGCAGACTTGATTGTGCTGAGGGGTACCGTCATAAAGGTGCTGCGCGCCTTCCGACGCGCAGCACCCGGGAAAAGAAAAGATCAGATCAGGTTGCGTTCGGGCTGTAGATCGCTGCAAAGGCTTCCGGCAGGATGATCTTGCTGTCGGTGCGGAACCATGTGTACAGCGTCTGCTGCAGGTTGGCCGCCGCCGAGTACGGATCGAGCATCGAGTCAATGCCAGTGCGATCGAAGATGCTGAAGTAGTCCCAGTTGCCGACGATAAACAGCGCGGAACCGCGAACATTTGCGCCAGTGCTGGTCTGCGCCGCAGTGCTTGGCAGGTACTCAGAGATGTTGTAGTTCACGCCGTAGATGGTGCCCGGAAGACCAACGACGTTGGTGCCCGGCATTGCTTGCGCTGGCGAGAACACGTAGTAGCCGGCGCTGTCCTTCAACTTGCGGATGGAACGGATGCCCGCGTCGCTGACGAGAATCTGGAAGCGAGGCGAAGCGCGGTACTGCGGCGACACAGCGTGCACGCAGTCGATCACATTGTCGGCGGTGATGCTGGTGACCGTCTGATCTTCGGTGAGAGAAACACCCTGATTGATGATGCGACCGGTGTTGGTGGTTGCCCATGCAGTCGATGCACATGCGCCGATGCCTTGCGGCTGCGACGAACCAGTGCCGATGGTGTACGCCGAATCGGTAGCGCGAGCGATCGCGATTCCGAGTCGGTCAGCGACATACGAAATCGCGGTGTCGGGACCGCCCGCAGCCATCGCGTCCTGAAGGAACTCGA